TGACAGTGCACGACTCCATTGTCTGCTGCGTCCCCGAGGAAGAGGTGCAGGAGGCACAAGCGTTTGTTGAGGCCTGCATGCGTTGGGTTCCTGACTGGGCCAATGGCCTACCCATCGACTGCGAGTCCGGCATCGGTAAGAGCTACGGAGACTGCGAATGAGTTCAGAAGCAAAGATCAAAATGATTACACGCGAATGGCCTAATCTGGATGCAGAAGGTTTGGACTCTGAGCGCGAGTTCAAGCCGATAGACCCGCAGGAGTTTGAACGCGCCTTAATATGGCTGGCGATCAAGAAAAAAAGGCGTAGGTCGTTAAACCGGACGTGCACTAGCTACGGACTAAAGCACATAGCGTCTAGGGAGCTAGCGGACGTGCAAGAAGACGTGCCCCTCTTTGCGGGCGGGAACACCTACATTTCCAATGGGGCCTTTATCTGCGCTGCAATATACCTTGGCTACAAAGTAGAGAAGGCACACAAGTCACCCAACGCGTACATTAATATAGGAAACATAACCTAGCTAGGTAAGGTATCCGCCGATGAGCGTAGCTCCGTGGTCGTTCAGCAAGATCAAATCCTTTGAGAAGTGCCCGAGGCAGTTCTACCACCTCAAGGTGGTGAAGGACTACAAGGAGCCAGAGACGGAGGCGATGCTGTACGGCACGGACTTCCACGAAGCGTGCGAGCTATACATTCGTGATGGCAAGGACTTGCCAGGACGCTTTGAGTTCGTGCGCCCCATGCTGGAAGCGATCAAGGCCAAGCCCGGTGAGAAGCTGTGCGAGTATGAGCTGGGCTTGACCGAGGACCTTGAGCCCTGTGGCTTCAAGGACGAGAACGTCTGGTTCCGAGGCATCGCTGACCTTATCGTGTTGGACGGAGCCACGGCTTGGGTGATCGACTACAAGACCGGTCGGAACACCCGGTACGCGGATACGGGCCAGCTAGAGTTGATGGCTCTCGCCGTGTTCAAGCATTTCCCTGATGTTGAGAAGGTGCGCGGTGGACTGCTGTTTGCTATTGCCAAGAAGATGATTAAGGGCAGCTACGACCGGGACCAAGAGTCGGAGCTGTGGGCCAAGTGGCTCGGGGACTTCAAACGCATGGAGAAGGCCTTTGAGCTAGACGTGTGGAATGCCAACCCAAGCGGGCTATGCCGTCGTCATTGCGTGGTGCTGGAGTGCCCGCACAACGGAGGAAAGTGATATGCCTTACGTCAACAAGCCGAGGCCATATAAGAAAGAGTACCAGCAGCAGAAAGCTCGTGGTGAGCAGAAAGCTCGCAGAGAACGGGAACGCGCCCGAGACGCCGTGGACAAGAACGGCGTGGACAAGAACAAGAACGGTAAGGCCGACAAGCGTGAGGGCAAAGATATTAGCCACAACAAAGCCCTGAGCAAGGGTGGGAGCAACAAAGACGGCTACAAGATCGAAAGCCGCGCCAAGAATCGTAGCCGTAACTACAAGAAAAAAGGGCCACAGAAGAAGTGATTTATGGAGATCATCAAGAACGCGGCGGTGCTGCTAAACCTGCGGCACCCCAAGAAAGTTACGACCGTAATACCCAAGAGTAAACAGCTAGACGACAACAAAGTAGTGGTGAAGTGGGACATCGACGCAGCTCATGTTCTCAAGAACCTGAATATACGGGTCCCGTCGCCGATACAAGGCCAGTACGACTGGCCTGGGAAGCACAAGCCCTTCGACCACCAGAAGAGCACCGCTGCGTTCCTGACCATGCACAAGCGGGCGTTCTGCTTTAACGAGCAGGGCACCGGCAAAACCGCGTCTGCCATCTGGGCAGCGGACTTCCTCATGAGACAGGGGAAGATCAACCGCGTCCTTGTGGTGTGCCCTCTGTCTATTATGGATTCGGCGTGGCGCTCGGACCTGTTTGAGTTCGCTATGCACCGTAAGGTGGACATCGCCTATGGGGCCAAGGACAAGCGACGGCAGATCATCGAGGGCGATGCGGACTTCGTGATAATTAATTACGACGGTGTGGAGATCGTTGCCGATGCCGTCGCCAACGGCGGGTTCGACCTAATCATTATCGACGAAGCGACTCACTACAAGAACCCGCAGACCAAACGCTGGAAGACCATGCAGGCCCTGATCCAACCGCAAACGTGGCTCTGGATGATGACCGGTACCCCTGCCGCCCAGTCTCCGCTAGATGCCTACGGGCTGGCGAAGATGATTAACCCCAACGCCGTGCCCCGTTTCTTTGGCACCTTCCGCCAGCAAGTTATGCACCAAGTCACTAGGTTTAAGTGGGTGCCGAAAGAAGATGCTACGGAGACCGTATACAACGCCCTGCAGCCGGCTATCCGCTTCACCAAGGAGCAGTGCTTAGACCTGCCGGAGATGACGTACGTCAAACGTGAGGTCCCCCTCACATCTCAGCAGAAGAAGTATTACACAGCACTCCAGAGCCAGATGCTGGTACACGCAGACGGGGAGGAGATCACCGCCGCCAACGCCGCGATCATGATGAACAAGCTGATGCAGATCAGTTGCGGTGCAGTGTACTCCGACGACCACGAGACCATCGAGTTCGACATCAAGAACCGCTACAACGTCTTGAAAGAGGTCATCGACGAGTCCAGCCAGAAAGTTCTTATTTTTGTGCCCTTCAGGCACACCATTCAGCTTCTAGTAGATCGGCTCAACAAGGACGGGGTAACCGCCGAGTTCATATCCGGCGACGTGTCGGCGGGCAAGCGCACAGAGATTTTCAAACGGTTCCAAGAGCAACCCCATCCCCGGGTCCTTGTTATCCAGCCGCAGGCGGCTGCGCATGGGGTGACGCTGACGGCGGCTAACACCGTCGTGTGGTGGGGACCCACCAGTTCTCTGGAGACCTACGCTCAGGCCAACGCCCGGGTGCATCGCTCAGGGCAGAAGCACAAATGCACTGTCGTGCAGTTACAAGGCTCTTCTGTGGAAAAACGTGTTTATCAGATGTTAGATAGCCGAATAAACGTCCACACTAAAATTATAGACTTATACAAGGAATTACTTGACTAGCGTGAATTTAGGGGGTAAAGTTGGCTTCTCGTGAGAGGAGATGTTCCAATGTCAACTGCCATACCACTAGAAAAACTGACTAAAGCGTACATTAAGTTACGCGAACAGCGGTCGAAGCTGGCCGCTGAGTTCAAGGCTCAAGACGGAGAGCTGCTTGAGAAGCAGGACATGATTAAGAAAGCCCTGCTGGAGCACTGCAAGGAGCACAACGTCGAGAGCGTGAAGACTTCTGAGGGTGTCTTCTATCGGCAGATCAAGCGCCGTTATTGGACCAGCGATTGGGAATCCATGTATCAGTTCGTCATGGAGAACAATCTGCCTGAGTTCTTTGACAAACGCCTTAATCAGTCGAACGTGAAGCAGTTCTTGGAAGAAAACCCTGAGATGGTCCCACCGGGCCTAAACGTGGAGTCGGAATACACCGTCTCCGTCCGCAAAAAATAAAGGGCTAACCATGAGTTCTGTATACGTTACCAAGAAGGAGTTTGCCGACCATTTTGTGGTTGCTCCCACTACTGTAGAGGGCTGGGTCAAGAAGGGTTTATTCCCGCCGGGCACCGTCGTCAAGGTTGGGCGCACCCTTCGGTTCAAACTGCAGGAAATTGAAGCACACTTCCAAAACGAAGCGCTAAGGATGACCCAAGAGGAGCCAGAAGAAAGCGCGCCCGAGCAGCTAGAGCTGCCACTGCAAATGCGAGAAGTACAAGCTGCAGAAATTGAAGCACAAACTGCAGAAATCACTGACTTTGATGAAGACCTTTGAGGAGAACACTATGAGTGACCTTGAGATGTTCAAGGGCAATTCGCTGGTAAGCAGTGACCTGTTCAAGTCCCTGCAAAACCTGAACGACAACTTGGCCGGTGGCTCCGGTGGCGGTGCGCAAAACCGCCGAATCAGTCTGCGTGGTGGGAAGTTCCGGCAGGTGGTGAACGGTGATGAGATGCGAGTCAGCAAGAACGACTCCATGGAGATCGTCATCATCGACGCGGCGAAGATCGCTCGCACCTACTACTCCGGGGAGTATGACCCCAAGGCCACGGCTGCACCGACCTGCTGGTCTGCAGATACCAACGTGCCCGCCCCCGAGGTGCCAGAAGATCAGCGGCAAGCCTCCAAGTGCATGGACTGCCCTCAGAATGTTAAGGGCTCCGGTGCTGGTCAAGGCCGTGCATGTCGTTTCTCTCAGCGACTCGCCGTGGCCTTTCCCCAGAAATTGGACGAGGTGTATCAGCTACAACTCCCTGCCACTTCTATATTTGGGGACTCCAAGGACGGCAAGATGCCCATGCAGGCCTACGCCAAGTTCCTTCGGGCCAACAACACTCCGGCTGTTGCAGTTGTTACGGAGATGGCCTTTGACGAAAACAGCCCCGTGCCGAAGCTATTTTTCCGCCCGGTACGCCCCCTCCTTGAAGAGGAGCTGGAAAAAGCCCTTGAGATGCGAGAGCATCAGGATACCAAGAGGGCCGTGACTTTGACCGTCGCTCAGACTGACGGTGTGCAAAAGGTGACGGTGCAAGAAGACGCACCCAAGCCCGCTCCCAAGAAGCGCGTGAATGCTATCGAAGCAGACGCCGCTGACGAGCCCGTGGAAGAGCCGAAGAAGGTTGCGAAGAAGAACAGCGCGCCGCCTCCGGCTGAAGAAGCAGAGTTGTCGGGCATCGTCGATTCACTCTGGGACGACTAAGAGTCCCCCACACCACGGCTAGGCTAAGGCTGAAAAGGGCGCTGCAGTGCCCCTGCCGTGGTGTCTCTATCAATCAGGTGGGATATGGATACGAAACAGTTTTTGCAGTGTGTGCTCGGGGGAGAAGGCCAATACTGCACCTTTGCTGTCCGCAAGGCAGACAAGGCGATGAAGCAGGATTTCCATTCTTCCATTGACGAGTTAGTAGCAAGAGCAGAAGAGTTAGACGAAGACGAGTTCGATGTGTTCTATGGGCTAGCTACCTTCGGCCCTGAGAATACGAGGAAGGTAACGAACGTCATTGAGCTGGGCAGTCTTTTCCTCGACATCGACTGCGGGAAGGACAAGCCCTATGCGACGCAGGGTGAGGGGCTGGACGCCCTCAAGAAGTTCTGCCAACAGCTAGACCTACCCAAGCCGCAGCTCGTCAACTCCGGGCGAGGCATCCATGCGTACTGGTTTCTGTCAGAGCCAGCGGGGCTGGATGAGTGGCGGGTCGTTGCAGAAAAGCTGAAGAAGGCCTGTGAGGCTAAGAAGTTAGAAGCAGACCCGGCGGTGACGGCGGATGCGGCTCGGGTGCTGCGGGTGCCCGGTACGCACAACTACAAGGGGGAACCCCAGCGGGTCTCTATTCTCGGCAACGGCCTGACGGAAGCCGTGGACCTGCATAGTTTTGGGGACAAGCTCGCCATCTTCATGCCCTCTGCGCCGAAAGTAGAGGTGCAGGGGAGCAACGCGCTTATGGACGCGTTGGCGGGAAACAAGGAATCATCGTTCCGGCAGATCATCAAGAAGACTGAGAAAGGTGAAGGCTGTGCGCAGCTCGATTACATCATCAGGCATCAGGACAAGATAGACGAGCCGCTGTGGCGCGCTGGGCTGTCCATAACCAAGTTCACGGTAGAAGGCGAGAAGGCGGCTCACGCCATATCTAACAAGCACCCAGCGTACGAT